AACGGGCATTACTACAGTAGTAAATTTTACGTCCTTGCCTGAGACCCGACTGGTAAGTCGATTCACCTCTCGGTGCAGCACCACCTGTGTCTCATCACCTTATCCAGCGTTTGCCAGAAAGATTATTCAGTCACTCCCAATGTGCTGATCAGGCACAAATATATTATACACTAATTCAGCAGAACTGGCAACCCATAGAATTGAGCAGGTCCACCACCACATCCTGCAGCGAATACACCTGTGTTTACGTTATATACTGCGACACCGTTTTCAACCTGATTCATTATCGCACCACCCTTGGCAGTATTGAATTCTCCGATACCACCTGCCTTTGTGTTCACAAGAGTTAAGCGACCACCCATCTTACCGTTAACCACATCAATGATTCCACCAGGAACGTCACATTCACAAATATTAATCTGTGCTGCTGGCATCAATATCGGAGCAGCACCAGTACCATTGATTGAAATGGTTGGTCCTTTAACAAGGTTAACCACACCTGTGATAGCAGGGATGGGGTTCATCATACCAACATTCTTAAAGTGAACGTTGTTAATAAATTCTGTCTTCCAAGCACACTCATTAATAATCTCACCAGATATGGAGTTCATTAGTGAAGATGCTTTGTTAGAGATTGTAGAAGCGTTACAAGAGAACTCATTAAGGGCATTAAACGTGATATTAGGAGCCTGTATTTTATAATCTCCTTCATAACTCACATCGTAGTCAGATGCATAAGTTGTTGCTGCTTTAGATTGCTTTGAACCACCATTACCAACACCCTGTGACACGTTTAGGTTGTGTGTTCCACCAACTTCTATGTTGAAATCACCCATAACCTTAAGAGTATAGTCACCCTCAATAGTTAAAGTCTTATTTCCTTTAACATTGGTACATTCATCACGTCCAACAATTTTTGTATCATTACCTGGTTGGTTCCTGTGTTGATTACCATCAGCAGTAGCAATAGTAGTCTGACCACCACTATGCTTAACAATGGTCTTTTCTTTACCAGGTGTATTGTCCTGAATAACAGAAGAACCGTTAAGGAATGTTTGAGCTTGAACCTTATAAGGGTTAATGCCTTCCATTAATTGTGAGAAATAATCTCCTTTAGTGGTGTAATTACCTTCACCAGCTAAATCACTTGCTCCTCCTATCTCAATTTCTTGCTGCAAGAATTCTGGTACGGATTCACACGTACTCGTACCTAACAATGGCAGCCAGAACTTTTGTTTAGGTTCTTTATGACTCCTCCCACAGTCCTTGTTACCGAACAACATTTTCAATAGTCCGATGATGATGCTGATCAAGGAAGACCAGTTCATCTTTGAGAAGTCGAAAGAGAATAATGACTTAAGTTTAGATACTAGACTCAATCCACCTTTTGCAACGTTAATTGCAGCCATTACCTTCTGACCCATAGCAGCAACCTTACCTACTGCTCCTTGTACCTTTGAAAGTACACCGTTAACTGTGTCATTTACCTTAGTGGCAAGACCACCGACAACTTTGTCAACGACATTACCTGCGATATCATTAGCAAAACTGGTGATATCTCCTAGAGCACCACTAATCGCTCCTAAAATATAATTTGCTTCAAAGTTACAAAATAAACTAGTAATGAATGTAGCGAGTTTCAATAACTGAGTTATTATGCCAAGTGGTATAACATTTGTTAACGCACCGAGTAGGCTACTAACCATACTCTCTATTCCTTGTGCTAGTACGTTCTTCAATGAGCTCATAATACCACTAATTGCATTAGACACTGATGTCTTAATGCCATCAAGAGAAGTTTGGATCTGTTTGTTACTAATCTTTCCTCCACTAATGATAGAGATTAAATCTCCACCACTTCCTCTTGCTATGGAACCTGACAACTGACCGAATTCGTTAAGCATTCTCTTAAGATCTTGCTCGAATCCTATACCTGCTGGTCCGCTGAGTCCATCAGCGACAGAAAATGCGTCTGCAGGAATTTTTATTGGGTTCGTATAAACGTTACCTGGTGCTCGAACTTCTGCTATTGAGATGACACCACGGGACTTTTCTTCTCCTCCGTGCTCATCTCCTGCTTGTTCTCCACCAACAACATTAAAGGGTGATCCTCCGTGAACTACCTCATTTTGTAAAGACTTAGCCTGAGGTGGCATCTCTTCCTCTGGTAAAGCATTCGCAGGATCAGCAACAACTGTAGCTCCTGTCTCTGCTTCTGTACTTGCTGCTCCGTCTTGACTGTTGTTCTTGAAACCACGAAGTGATCCCATAACAACTGGTAGTTGTGCTTCCTCTCCATCAAGGAAGAACCCTAATACCTGAGCACCGACCTGAAGTTCACACTTCGTCCCAGAGTTTTTTATACCTGCCTGATCAGTAGGCAGCATAGTAACCGCCCAAGGTAAATCCTCAGTCGGCATTTCTTTAGTATAGGCAACATTACCCGCACCAGTATACCAACCTATAATACGTACCTTAGTACGTCCTAGATTCTGGGGATCCTCGATGTCTTCGACTTCACCGACCCACCAAGTGAATCCGTCACGTCCCATTACATCTGATTTTCCTATAGCGTCAAGTGTTGCTGGCATTGTTTAAGCGTATGATACCCATCCTGTTACTATATATTTATCTTCTTTAGGTGCAGGTATTCCGTGATGTACGTGAGTCCAGTCTGCTGGCCAAATCATAGTCAGTCCTTTCTTAGGTTCTAACTCTAGATCTTGGTGTACAAAGTTAGTACCACCACCCTCTTCAATGTCATTAAGATAGGTCATCCAGACTAGATGTCTGAAGGTACTTGTCTTATTAGAACCTACACGTTCAGTATGAGGTTGAGAGAAACAAGCACCAGGAATATAATGTTGTATATTAAATGGTTCAAGTACCTCTAAGTCTGCCATAGAAGCCCACGGATACTGTTCTATGTATAGAGATATTCCACCTTGAACTGCATCAAGATATTTGACAATACGTGGATCCTTTAACCACGATGGTACTGCCATATCTGTAGACTGTTTAATTATCTTATCAACCCCTTGACTTGTCTCACCTGGTACCTTTTCAAGGTATTCGCAAGTGTTATAAAAATCTAAAACCCCATCGCATATCTCAGGTTCAATGGTTCCACCTGCGATGAATGATTGTACAGCAGTCATAATTTAATTGTTCCAGTGACGAATTACCCCTGCCATAATAAAGCAGTTGGTTATAAGATATGTAGCAAAGATGAGAGACCTCATAATTGCTACAGTATTATCGTATCGTTTGGTTGTCTCGTCACTAAAAGAACCCAGAGTATACTTCCAGATTCTCCATAATCTTTTAATCGTCATACACTAGGCATTCTGGCTCATCTGGGTTCTGATCACAAAACAGTTCAATAGCATTAGGATCGTGATGATCTCCTGCTTCAATCTCTGCTTTATGATGCTCTGCGTACTCTTCTAAATCGTGTAGCTCTTCTTTGTAGTGCCTGCGAGCAGCAGGGTTTGTTTGAGGATCGTCTAAGATCTCTCTATCTTTTTTGATGTGTTGTTCTATGGTTTCCATAATAGTTTACGTAGGAGTAGTAATACTGTCCTTAGATAGGTTTAACATAGTCGTAACCCCTTCTGGATTATACTTGTGAGTTAATCCAGTAATCAGGTATCTACCTGAATAAATGGGATCTAAAACTGTGCGTTCTTCCTCCTTAGTTGAAGCAGGTATAACGCATTCTATTTGTTGACCTACTGCTAATGCTACATTACCTGGTATAGTAATGTCAAGACTAATTGCTTTAAGTAACTGCCAACGGCTGAAACTGTATGCAGATGCCCATATTGTATCGAAGTCCATATTGCCAGCACCACCAGTAGAATCCTGTTGGTTCTGAGCGTTCTTCATACCAGGAAGAGCACGTATTTTAGTACGTGTTGGTCTCTTTTCATCAAAGTATATAGGTTTAACCTTTGGAAATGGGAACTGATCATTTAAAATTCCACCTGCTGTGTTAGCCATTCCAAACACATTATCCAGTCCCATATGTAGTGGTGGCTGTATAGAACCAGACCCTCCAGTTGGAGTGGTTGTAGTACCTGTTTGACTTCCAGAAACTACTTCACCAGATCTGGTTTCTGCATTAAAACTTACATTTTCATACTTATCTTCTATTGTATTTGCTTCTGACTCAAGATCAGAGTATTCTTGTGAATTGAGACCATCCACGGTGCCTTCAAGAACCTCCTGTCTGTCTTGTATTTCAATCCATCTTTTATGATCTGTGACTGTCATATTATCTACAAGAGTAGAGTCACCATCACCTGATGCAGGTAGATTACCACTGGTTATTGCAGGTAACTTAAGTCCTAATACTGTATTACTATAGGTACCTGACCTCATCTTCTCCAAATGATTTGCTCTATCTGGGAAGTTTATACTTTCAATCTTATAAGCATTAAAATCTGACTCACCGACGTTTGCCTGTTCATAGGTATACTTGGCTGGTTTAGCAGCACTAGGATTTCTATCCGAACACAACCAATCTATAGTATGGAAATAAAATCCATCTCTATTCTCAAAGAACAAGTAACCAGCAGTATTGGTTACTGAACTGACAATTTTATCTGAGATATATCCAATACAATCATATGGTCTCCAAGTCGGTGCTAAGAATCTGAAGTTCCCCTTCGAGGGTTCGTAGGAATAGTTCTTACCAGAGGACTTCAATTTTTCTTTAACACACCAGTCAACGTGTGCTGATCCGATGTCATCCTTAAACGACTTGAAGACTTTATTGGTTTCATTATTGATAGTCTCAGGTGACACAGTATAAATGACGTAGAGTTGTGCACGTTCAGACTTAGTAATCTCACCAATTTTAAATATTTTCTGAGTTATCTCCAGTTCTATACCAGGAGCAGAGTCAGTTTCTATTGTTATTTGAATAATTTCATTACCAGTCATACCACTGATAAGGTCAATAGTATCAAACATAGCAATCTCCATCCTAACCGATGGTGAATCTATGGACTCAATATAATTAAACCCAGAACAAAGTTTCCTTACATCAACAAGAGAATGTTCCCCAAGAGGTTCAATTTGTGCAGTATGTGTGTCAGGGGTTGTGTCATCTTTAGTTATAAGATTAAATTTTGTTATCTTATAACCTTTAGGTTGTATTGGTAAGTCGCTCATAAGAAGTTGCTTACTGGGTTACTAGACTCAGCATTTCTACCGAATCTACTTACTAAGAATGGTGCTGCAGGGTTACGCTTACCTTCTCTAGTGATAGGTATTTCAGTAACATCTTGAGGTACCTCCTCTTGTTGAGCTTCGATCGCCTTTAACATTACTTGAGAATCAGACTCATTTCCAGTCAAGGTTACTGAGGAGGCTGCATCCTTAACTTTACCAACCAGATCATTAAGATTCTGTCCAACATTATTCTGTAGACCATTGATCGCCTGTAACATTACATTAGAATCAGACTCCCCTCCAGTCAAATTTACGTTAATAGAATTTGTTACTGGAGATGTAAGCATTCCAGATCCTATCATTTGTCTCATTATCGCAGAATCAGACTCTCCTCCACTTAAAGCTAATCCACCAGTACTAAATTCAGGTAAATTAAGTACTGGAGATGTAACAAGTTTATCAATATTAATCTTACCACCTTCAGAGAAGCCAGGAACCTTGTATCCAAATGCATTTGCTTGAACTGCTTTTCTCTTAGTTAAACCAGGATCTCTACGGGTGTGTGGTGTGTCAACGGGTATAACAAATCCACCTGACGATCTCTTTGCAACGTACTCTAGTCCGTGACCAATGAAATCAACACCTCTACCATCCAGACTAACAGGATAACCAGACTGAGGACCATTTATCCAACCACCTTGACTTCTCTCAGGTAGTTTAAAGTCCATATTAAATGGAACGATGCCACCAATAGACCTGTACGGTATTATTCCACCCTTACTTGCTTCTGGTGTATCACCATTAGTCTCCTGTCCATCCTTTATTTCACTCATCTCAGACTCTGTTGGTACTAATTTGAGTAGACCAGTCAAACCTTTAAGCAACAGAATCAAAGGACCAAAGACAACCGTACCTAAAATATTCATTACCTTTTCAATGAAAGGCATATGTTCTTTAAGTTTATCGACTATCTTTTGCATTACAGGACCAAGTGCTTCAAATACTTCTGATACTGCCTGTTTTAATGGTTCCATAAGTTTCTCGAACCATTCCATAACCACATCAAAGACCTCCTTAATTCCTTTAAAGAAGTCCTCAGCAATAGGACCAAGGAACTTACCAACGTTCTCACCTATAAATCCACCGAGAGCAGCACCAATAATACCACCAATAGGTCCTAAGAAGCTAGCACCAATAGTACTACCAACCATTGATCCAGTAGTACTACCGACACCAGCACCTATAGCAGTTGACTGTCTATCTTCTTCTGGTATCGTTTCATCATTTAGTGTTCTATTATAAGCCTCAACTCCTTGACCAATTGCCAATAGAGATCTACCAACAGTACTCCCACCTAAGAACTTACCAAGGTTAACAATACCACCACCAACCATTTGAAGGATGCCAGTGATATTACTAATGAAACCTACTGGATTTGCTAGAAATGCTAGTCCAGCTAATGCTCCTGTAAGCCCAGCTATTCCTTGTAACCTCTCTATTAAGGTCTTATCTTCACCAAACGTCTTCTCCCAGTTCTCTCCAATCCAATTGCTTAGTTTAGTAAATGCACTAACTAACATCTCCCAGAACTTTTTAATTCTTTCTAACGTTGTTTTTACTCGTTCTCTATTAGCAGGATCACTAATCCAATCAAGAGCCTTGTACATTATAAGACCCTTAAAGAACTTCATAAGATTCCCTAAGAATCCCAATCCTCCTCCAACAAGCTTCGCTACTGTATTATCATCACCACCACCATCTTTATCTGCTTCTAACTTCTTCTCTCTAGCAGCATCAGATGCTAAAGCAGCAGTTCTTTTCTGACGGTCAGCTTGACGCTTATTCTGATCCTTAACTTCTTTTATTGCTACAGCAATACTATTAACTGTAGCACCTAAAGAATTAATAGCAGATATAGTTGTAGAAAAACTACTACCTGCTATAGTTTTATTTCCAACAGAAACTTTGGTATCATCCGACTTGTCAGGCGGAGTCACCATTTTAAAAAATCTAATCTTCTGTATTGCTGCCATTTAATTTATGCTTATAGATGCTGGTGTAGTAATAACCGAGACGTTAGTTTGGCTAGTCTTAACTACCTTCTTAACAACTGGTTGAACAATGAATTGAGTATTAGTGGTAGAACCTCTCCATTGTTGGGATGCTTCTGTAATAGACCTCTCTATCAATTCATTATTTAGTCCACCCCCTTCATTACCATTGGTAGGTGTAATCTCAGTAACAGGTTCTTGTTTACCTGTGAATGGAGATTCTTTACCATATAAACCTAAAGGATTTATTCTACTTAAAGGATCAGTATTTGGTTTACCAACATCAAGAGGATTCTTTGATGTCTCCCAATGTAGATGAGGACCAGTAGTTTTACCAGTATTACCTGAATAACCTAATACTGCTCCTGCTTGGAATGTATCACCTGCTTTAAATGGTGACATATCCTTCATATGAGCATATAACTGACCTAAACCATCACTAGATGTCCAAGCAATATAATTACCATATCCTTCATCATATCCTACGTGTTGTACTGTACCACCTAAGAACGCTTTAAGTTCTTCACCAATCTCTGTGGCAATATCTACACCCATATGCATACCAGGTGCTAATTGCATCTGGCGATCTCTCATTGCTTCTGAAGTAACAATATGACCCCCATCTCCAATAGCTAAGTTCTCAGCAGCTAATACTTTAGCCTCCTCAGCTTCCCGTTGAGCAATTTCCTTTTCAAGTTCCCACTTCTCTTTTGCTTTAATAACAGCAGCCTCCCTTTGTATAAGCTGCTTTTCAAGATTCATTATATGTTCTTTTTCAAATTCGATACGTTCTCCAATAGTATATCTCCAACCCCATCCTTTCCAATTATCATCACCTTTACCGTCTTCTTCTCTTTGTTGTATCAATTCTCCAAGTTTCTTCTTGGAATCTTCTATAGATCTCTTATGATTTTTAACTTCCCTCTCTCTATCTCTAAACTCTTGACCTGCTTTATCAACATCAGATGTCCATACACCTGCAATATCAATACGTGATCCAAGATCACCTGCACCTTCTACAAAATCAGCTATAGCTCTAGCACCGTGCTTAAGTATCCATACTAATGATTGAAACTGAACCATTGCAACTCCACCTAAGAACTTACCAATCTCTACTATTGCTGACTCAGCTATAGGTTGTAAGAACTCTCCAAGTTTCTTCATTACTGGTAGAAATTCTTGGAAGAAATCCATCACAGGTCCAGTAATTGGTTCTATGAATGCCTTCATAGCTGGGAACCATACATCAACAAAGTAATCTTTAATGGGACCAAAGACAGGTCTCATTGCTTCACCAAGGAATGCACCAATCTTATCTCCTATAAAACCACCAAGCATACTGCCCACTATAGGAGCAAATGGTCCTAATATGGGTGTTAACAGTGCAGTCAATCCAAGTGACGTGACAGTAGCACCAATACCTGCACCAATAGCAACGTCCGCATCATCACCTGCTGCTAATCTAGTGGTTGTTGATACAACACCAGCAGTTAGTGACATTGCCACTGGGTTAGTGACAAAGTTCTTTGCCAACTGACCAGGTTTTACCTGTTGAAGTGCTTTTCCTAACTTATCAATTCCTGGTCCTAGGAACTTACTTAACTTCTGGAAATCACCAAGTAACTTCCACGGTTGAAGTATCCTATCTGCTAAAAATAATGCTCCGATACCACCAAGTATCTTAAGAGCACCCATTACTGGACTCTTCTCACTAAATGCTTCTAATAACCAACCAACACCTTTAGAGAATACATTCCAGAATGTCCCTAGCCACTTACCTATAATATTAAGTGTCGTACCTATAAACTTTTTATTGTCTGGATTAGACAGCCAGTCCAAAGCAAACCAAGCTAAAGCCTTTTCTGCTAACCATTTGAATGGTGCTAATAACTTCTGTAACCAAGTACCTGATTTCTTATCTGAATTACCAGATTCTTTCTGTGCTTTATCTGCTACTTTCTTCTGTACCTTCTTCTCTATATTATCCTCACGTGACTTATCCCGTGATAGTGTCCTCTTCCTTTTATTATCTTGTACAGCATCTAATTTCTCTTCATACATACAGGCTACTAATTTACCAATATCCTCCACCACAAATCCTAAACGATTGATTTGTACGGTCATCGCAGCTGTAGGATCTGTTCGAATGTCTCCTGTAACTTTCGATGGTAAAAAGGATCTGATCTTTATCTTTGCCATTAAAGAGATGGACTCATTTGACCTTGTTTCTGCCTACGTTCTTCTTCTCTAAGGTACCGAAGTAACATATTAACGTATACATCCCTTTCCCACGGCATCATATTTTCAATATCAGTTAAACTCCACTTATGATGCTGGATCATAGCGAAGTTAACTTCATACATATTCATCAACGAGTCGTGGGCTAGGGCTACGCGAAAAAACTTGCTAGTCCCTCCAGTTTAACTGTACTGGTTACTTCAGTTTTAGGGTTGAAGACCTCGATGTCTTTCGACAGTTTAGGCATAGTTTCGAAGAACCTCTGCACTTCAGCAAATTGTCCACTGTTCATATCCTCATAGAAAGCAACTAATTCTGCCTTCTTGTAGTCTTTTGCTTCGTGTAGTTCTTCACCATCAGCGATTGTATCTGTACAATCTGCTGCTAGTTTAAATACATCATCAATACCAGGATTATCAACCAAATTATTCTTAACGAATACATCCAATGAAGGATATTTCATCGTTAAAGTGATTTCATCAGTAAGTTTGATAATATTGGTGTGTTCTTTTGGAATTTGTACTTCTACTTGATCCAAATTAACTTCAACATCGACCTGAGTTTCATTATCATCAGGGCAAGTGAGTTTAAATTCACTTACTTCTCCAACAGATTTACCTCTAATCTTCAAAAATAAGTATTCAATCTCAAAAGTAGCAAGAGTTGCAGAATTTTTAACGTTCGTGCAAGCTTTGATAATATCCTTAACGGCTTTTATCATTTCTTTCTGATTTTGAGTCTCCATCGCAAGATAAAGAAGTTTCTCCTCTTTAACTAAAAATGGACGATAGGTCACTTTAAGACCACGAGGCAACACGCATTCATAATCTGGAATGCTCAGCTTGGGTAAAGGCATTTTGTAAGGGTATTACACTTCAGTATATCTATTTAGCCTATATTCCGTACTGTGTTTGCTCAGCTGCAGGAGCATTCCATTCTAATCCCAACTTCTTAGCAATAGACGCTGACTCACTAACAACGTGATCTGTAGTCCAATCCTTATTACGTTGTACCTTCGTTGTAAATCTATATCTCTCAAACTTAAATGCAACTGGCAGGTTCAATACACCACTATTCTCGTTACCAAAATCTAATGTACCCATATTATATGGATATACGCCACTAAAACACCATACACCAACTGCTTTATTCAACCTACCATAGTAATCAACACCTTCCTTTCTAGTTCTGGATAGTAAGTTAGAACCACGTTCCCACTTCCTTACCCATACTTCAGTAACATAATCATCATAGAAACCAACTCTATTCTCAGAATCAGGTGCCATAGCATTCATCCACTTCTCATAGAAGTTTCTATGCCACTGATCTTTGGTTACCATAAAAGATATATTTAATTCATTCGCTGTTTGTCCCGTAGCATAAGTCCTAGTAATACCAAAATTACGTACATCACCCGTTGTAACGTTACGTGATGGGACTGTCACGTTACTCGCAAAGTAATTCAATGCATCACAATAATCTGCTGGGTTAAATTCCCAGCCTGGAATACGCCCGAATATTGGTGGTACTCCAAAATCAATGGAGTACAGATTACCTAAAGCAGGTTCTTTTGCTCCAGTTGCTACTAACTCTTTAAAGTGAGTAAATGAATTTTGGTGACGATGTGGCATTAGAATATAATTCTAGTCGGGATGTCGATATTTCTTCCGTTGACTGTAACAACGAATTGTTCAGAGGGAATCAATCCTATATCATCCCATTCCGATTCTGGAACTTTGTAAAAAGGACTTTGTACATTACTCCTCAAGTATTTATGGAATGTCTGAGGTGGGTGATTTACATCAAAACCTGCTCTTCTAGCAGCTGGTTGTAAATAATGGACATTTGAACCCCAAAAATGGTTCGAACTTTCTCCAGTAACATATACTAATGGGTATTTATCCCACTTTGGCATCCTTTCACCAAATTTAGCATCATACTGGAATGTGATAGCAGTACCTATCATTGGAACTGCATCTACTTGAAGACCAAAAAATAACTGGCTCCTCCACCAAGAAGGTGATTGAGGTTTACCATTTGATAAGTCTTTTATGTCCTCAAAGAGACTCATACCTTTAACTCGTGCTCTGTTAATATCACAAATTCCATACCTCTGTCCTTAGCATACGTTTTAGCAGCCTTCCATTTTGCTTGATTGACACCATAAGTGGCAATCTCCTTTAGAAGTTTCTTAGTCCTCCTCCCACGTTTCGGTTCTTGAGTTTGTGCATAAGGTTTAATTTCAATAAGTCTCTTCTGGACTCTACCGTTGGATCCTCTGGTTTTAACATAAAAGTCAGGGAAATAACGGTGAGGCTTCCTATCAAGAGGAGATATATAAGGTACAATAATTTCTTCACTTCCCCACTCCATAACGTTTAGATTTCTATCACACCATACCATAAATTTCCTCTCCCACAAAGATCTATAAATAATGTTTGTGGGATCCCCTTTATATTTTGCAGGATTTGATGGTTTGAACCTACCTGAATAAGTTTTATAGGTCATAATGGCATCTATTCCATCCATATTTTCTAAAGCAATCAACTCTGTACTTAAGAGTGCTGGTGAAAACGATCAGTCTAATTTTACAAATGGACCGTTAGTTTACCCTAGACAATTACCTCGACAAGTACCTAATACCGATAGTGGTATCAGAGGTGATGACAATTATGAAACAGAGTACTTAGATTATTTAAGAATAACAATCTATAAGACTCAAGGTGCTAATGGTGCTAACCCATATACTTGGGTTGGTGGTGGTGGTGGCTTTTCAGAACCTTATAAAGGTGCTAATGCCAGCAGTATTTCAAAAACTATTTATCTATACCTTCCTGTGGGGTTAAATGAACAATATTCTACGAATTATAACGTTACTACTCTTGGTGCTGCTGGTGTAGGTTTAGCTAACGCAGTTAAATCTGGTAACACAATGGATGATGCAGTTGCTATTGCTCAAGAAACTGCTGGTAGTGTTAAACCACAATTTGTTATGGACACTGCTGCTGCAGCACTTGGTACTGTAGGTGGATCTGCAGATGCTAATGATCTGTTAGCAGTAACATCAAAGAAGGTGTTCAACCCATACCAAGAGACAACATTTAAAGGTGTCAACTATAGAGATCACGCTTTTAACTTTAAATTTGCACCTCGTAATGCTAGAGAAGCAAAAGAATGTTATGAAATCATATCAACACTAAGGACTGCAATGCTTCCTTCTACTGGTAATCAAGATGATTTTGGTAACCTTAATGAAGGTATTGCTGATGTATTAACAAGTAAAGTTGGATATATTGGTGGTGCTAGATTCCTTAACATTCCTGACATTATGAGACTGTCTATTGTAAGGATGTCCACTACTGATAATAAATCAAGGATCCCAGCTGGTATTGCTCGTATAGTTAGGTTCCCTACGAAGTGTGTACTGTCCACGTTGTCTGTTAACACGTCACCTGATGGTCAGTACAATTCATTGAAAGATGGAGCAGACACAGCAAGGGATTATGGTCCTGCTGCTATGGACATTTCAATGACATTTAAAGAAACTCAGTTCATTACAAGAGAGATGGTGAGAGGCTAATGGCATACTTCAGATACTTACCTAAAGTTTATGTACGTAACAGAACCATCAAAGATGGTGTACATCCCTATGAATTGTGTAGAAACATCTTTAGACGAATAAAAATCAAAGATGACCTACAAGGAGCATTATTAGGTTTTACACAATATGAAATAGAAGAAGGTGAAAGACCAGATCAAATTGCTCGTAAATTCTATGGAGACTCAGGTCTTGATTGGATTATATTGATTATTAACAACGTTATCAACGTTAATCAAGACTGGCCAATGTCTCGTTACGATCTATACAATTACGTTCAACAAGAACACGGTAATGTTGATGGTATAAGTCACTATGAATCTAATGAGATATTTGCTACTGATGGAACTAAGGTATTTGATGAGGGAATCGTAGTTAATGAGGATTTCCAATACACAAGACCTGATGGTACTATCGTACCTAAAGCAGAATGTCGTCACTCAGTAACACACTATGAGGTTGCTGCTGCTGAAAATGAGAAGAAGAGAAATATATATTTGCTACGTGCAGATTATATTACTGACTTCATTAATGAATTTAAGAAACTTGCTAAGTACCTACCTCACGGTGAAGTTGATGAACAAGGTAATAAGAAAACAGAAACTACTATTGCTGAAGAATTTGTAGGTATATCAAGCTATAGAAAACCCAGTCAAAGCACTGCTTCAACTGGGTCTGCTTCTGGTAGTGGTTCTTCTACTGCTTTGATCTCAAGTGGATCACAAAACGTTTAGAAGCACCAACCGTTCTTTTTGTAAAAATAACAAGGAGTTCCGTGCTCATTCCATCTATTAGGTCTAAATGTAGGTCTGTAGCTTGGGTAATGGTGGTAATGGTGATGAGATGGATCTTCGTGTCTCCACCTGAACTCCCTTTCGACTGGTTTATACCAGCAATTCCATCCAAATAATGCGTCGTGGACGCAATGGGAAGGTTCTACTTCGAACTCCCCTGATCTAATGTTGTGGTTGTACGATGCCATTGCAGGAGTACCTGCAAGGCAAGCAACAACAGCAATGGCAAATCGTTTCATTGTTCCTTATCCTTCTTCTGCTAGTTTAGCAAAGTAAGACAACGCATCATCATCTTCTGTGACAGAAGCTTTAGTGTCCACTGATTCACTCCAGTCCTTTGCTTGGACTGTAGATCCTAAGTTTGCTGCAACTTCCTCTTCTGCTCTAGGTGGTAACTCTTCAGCAACAGTCTCACGGTCTACTCGACCACCAAGAACTGCTTTCAAACGTGCTTCAAGATCCTCATATGACTTGAATTGATCAGCACTAGTGAAGTCACTTAAATTGTGAGCATCATTGTAGACTGCTTCAAGTTTCGCATCATCAAAATCACCTAGAGTATTAGGTGTGGTAAAAGTAGAATCATCATAATTCCAAAAACCAGCAACTTGCTTGATCTTCAATTTGAAGTCAGCACCCTTCCATAAATCGAAAGGATTGAAAGCGGGTTCTGGATCATAATCATTCTCATTAGGCTGCATTTTAGCCATAATCTTGTCAAAGATACGCTTGCCGTACTTGTACAAGAATACTTTGCCTTCATTCTCAGGGTTCAAGGGATCCTTTACAACATAGATGTTGCTGTAATAGGAAAGCTTACGCTTCTGCTTACGAGCAGTGTCCTTGTCTGCTTCACTTCCAGAGTTCCATAAAGAAGAGTTCAGTGCAGAAACTGGATCCTTCTGTCCGATGGTTGTGAGAGAATTCTCAATGTACCAACCACCTGGTCCTTGGAATGCGTGACTCCATACCTGTGCCCAAGGGAGTTCATTACCCTCAGTCTCTGGTAGGAATCTGATAACAGCAAAGCCGTTACCTGACTTATCGACCTGTGGTTTCCAAAATCGTTCATCGACTTTGCGACCACCACTGGTCATTTTTTCGATTTCTTTGGTCAAGTTAGAGAACTTGCCAGACTTTTTCTTCAGTGATGAAAAAGACATACGTGTTTACCTGTATTTTGTAAGTGTGATTTTACTACCCATTAAGGGTAACATACTATTTAGGCTTCGTCAAGCTGCTTTTTGAAGACCCTTAACTTGTCCTCCATCTCTCCTAGAACGTCCTGTATAGTACGTCCTTGAGAGTAAACAGTGGACATTTTATCAAGTTGTGTCTTGATAATCTTAGCTTCTTCATTCTCGACTGCCATTAAGCATAGTCTAGCATAAAAGACCTTCTGCTTTGCAATAAGCATCATAGTCTTCTCCAGATGTTCTCGTTTGAGTTCATCTGACATAGTTGGAAACTGTATGGATAACCGTGCTAGTTCGGTATACAATGTCTCCATTCCTTTTATCTCTTCTTTGACTTGATCGGATTCGTAGAATTTATTACTCATATTGGAAGCACACCCCTTGTGGTGCGTTTAACGTAGTTTAGTTGTTGGGCATTAAACTTAATTTTGTCCTTCAGCGGTTTGCTGATCAACTTATTTACAGTATCAACCTCGATGTCCAGTTCATCGCAGACTACGATGACAGCATCGATGTAGTTTACCAACCCATTAGAATTTTTGACTACCTCCTCTACCATAGTAGAGAATTTCGCTTGAGTCATAAATTTTTCTTTAAATTCTTTTGTCATTTAATAGTAGCCATAAATTCATTGATGTAATCTAAGAGAAGTTCATAATAATAATTAAGGTCAGTCTTTTGAACGACCTGTATCACACCCTCCTCAGTTGCAATCAATGTGACAATTTGATCAACCTTGACACCACAACGTTCATAATACATTGCAGCATAGGCAGTTTCTTGAACAAAATAGTTCTCTATCCATTCAATCTTCTTTTCCTTGGTTGATGTCTTAAAGTCAATAACAGAGAGAACTCCGTCAAATTCTGCTATACAATCAACCCGACCTGCCAAACAAAGTTTGTCGCTATAGAGAGGAGATTCAAGAAGATGTATATTGTTGATCCGATCAAGAGTGTCTTTGGCAGATTTGAATAAGAAACTAGCCAGAGGGTGCTTTTCATCGAATTTAACATCTTCGTTCTTTAAGTAACATTCTACCATAGAATGAAACTTATTGCCACGTGATGTTGCTCGACCACAAATTTTATTTGCAGTTTCCTCACCTACTTTGCGTCTCCACTTCAATATCTGATCTTTCTTACGGATACCTGTAACTGTAGTGACTGATGGGTACCATTTACCTTCAGATACCTCATATAACCGTCCTTTTTCCTTTGTAACAGCATTAAGCTCCGTCAAAGGTACGGGAGGTCCTACAGTTTTAAACATAATCAGAGTTGAGAGTTAATTTTAGCGATAAGATACTCTCTGACTAAACCAGAGCGTACGATGTCATCAATACCGAACTCAATACAATCAAATGATGGCATTGACTGAATAATCTGTAAAAAGTCCAGAATACCAGTACGTTCATTGTTCTTGACGAGATCAGACTGTGCTATATCACCTGAGAAGATGATTTTACAGTTTTGACCTATCCTAGTGATTATACTATCTAACTCGTGAAAATTCAAGTTGCTAAACTCATCTACAATGATGATAGAGTTATCAAATGTAGTTCCTCTTATAAATGAGGTACTCCAGAATGAAATAGTATCTTGTGTCCTTAGATTGTCGTATAACATATCAAAGGAGTTGTCATCTGGCATCTCAAACATATACTTCACCATATTACGGTAAGGTATCTGATAGAGGTCAGATTTGTCTTCGTGGTCTCCTGGTAGGAATCCAATCTCTCTTGTAGGTACGAGAGACCTGACCATATAAACTTTTTCGTATGGAGTTCCTTCTTCTAATACTTGTTGTAATGCCAAGTACAAACTAATAAAAGTCTTACCTGTACCTGCTACACCGTGTAGAATTAGGTGTTTGCCAGCAGAATAAGATTTGAACGCTCTCTCCTGATTAGAGGTGAGTGGTTCTATAACTTTTAGTTGGTCTATACCGATTGGCTTCTTCCTTCTCATTGCTTTAGCAGATCTGCTGTTGTTTTGAGAGGTAGTCTTACGCTTTTTAACTGCCATTTATGTGAATCGTGAAAGGTTTGCAGCTGGATGTGCTTTTTGGATCTTGGACATTACATCTTTAAATCCATCAGACTGCCTAGGTTTTCCATAAATGGTTTTAGGTACTTGGTTGCCAAAATAGCGTTCTAACTCAGGGTGATCTTCTTTATATTTATCGAGATCGTGCATAGACATCATAATTTCGGTAATTTCACCAGTTTCTTTGTTTATAAAGTCGTAGTTTGGCATTAGATCTTTAATAGTTTCGTATGAATACCGTATTCACCTCTACAAATAACATTAAATGCGAGACTAATACGTGGTTCCTTAGCATTGTCCTGATTACAGCGAGTAACTGAATGGATCAATTCTGAGGGGAATATGCATATCATACCACTTTCGGGAGATATTGCATAGGTTGTAGCATTATATAGGTTTGGATGCTGCAAGTGTGGTTCCAACATATGATGTTTAGTACTATGAAAGGTAAGGTTACCACCACCAGCAGGTGCACTTAAAAAACATACACCAGAGAACTGAGAGTTGCAATGATCGTGTCCATTAGCTCTATCGCCAACGTACATCCAATTAATCCAACTATTAGTGATCTCTGCTGTATGTTTCTTAGGATCTATTCCTTGTACACCATACACATATTCTTGAACGTGTTTGTATACCCAAGTCTGTAACTGAGGTAACTCTTTTAATGTATGAGGATTACTGGTCACATTACCACTATTATTCTGTGGGTAATCCATCGTTTCCATATCATCTATTACATCGGTAACGTCAGGCATTTCACCATCGTTAGCAACATAAACTGGAGATGAGAATAATGGAAGTATTTCTAAGGGCATTAATCTATTCTTAGGCACGGCTGCAAATCATCCCACCCATCGGGATGTTCCTTCTCGTATTCGCAATCGCAATCTTCATCTTGAATTGCAGTTTCGCACCACCCTAACGCTTTAGAAATGGTTGGGAAGTTACAGATGAAGTGACGTTGACATAGGTTTGCTATGTCCATATGCTCCTTCTGTGTACCGTTTGCACTTCTTAAATTAATATAGTGCATCCAACTACGAGCACTACCTGTCATATAAAGACGAGTAGGTGTCGCTAGTGGGAGAACAAATCTCGCACACTCCTTCGCAATACCTTCACGTATGAGTTCATCGTAAAGATCGACTCCCTCAGCAAAGTAGCGAGAGATCTTTTTCTGTAGGAAGTCCTTCTGATCTTGGGGGATATCATCGATTGAATTTTGTCTATTTTTTAAGTCCTGTCTTCTCAGTTCAGGTGGTTCAATTGCAGTACCAAGTAGTTCGGTGTTAGCATAACGCTGACTAAACTCTTGGAAAGTAAAGGATCTATGCCTTAAGATCTGTGCTGCTAGTCCTCTAGTAGTGTTGATCTCTAGGGTCATATGTGCTTGCTCAAACACGCTCCAATGACCGTGTTCAATACAATAACCTAAGAGTTTCTCAACATTAGGATTGTCTTGGTTCTTAGGGTTGGATACTCTTGCGATGTATCCTATAGTTTTTTCAGCGTCAGGTGTAACACTGACGAGGCATACTTTAGTCTTTGTCATTCTGTAGAAACCTAGTCATAGTAATTATACAAAAAGCGTGAAGGTAATTTATCGCCTTCACTCCAAAAATATAAGGCATTGTATAGTTCCATAAAAACATCCATAATAGTGGTCCTATCAAGTATACACCAATAAATTTCCCTACCATTGCAGAGGTAACTAACTCTTTAGCAACCTCTTCGGGAACTTCTGCTGCCCTATCTACTTTCTTCTTAAGATTATAAAAGTTACTCATACCCTTTTCTCTTCTTCCAATCGGCATACATTCTACCATAGAGCATACCTTCATTAGTTTTTAATGGAGAACCCTCAAGGATCTCTTGTTCCCTGACAGTTCTGTTTCCATCATTCATTGTCATATCGTACTCGCTCTCCCAGTGTTCAATTTCTTCAGACGGAATCCGCATCTGGCTTCCTCCTCTTACGTTTCTTACGTGGTGGAGTAGGTGTAGTATTCCACTGTTGAGGTTTAACTCTACCTTCAGATTGCTTCAACCACTTGAAGTTCTTCTTGTACTTGTCATAGTAATGATCAAACAATTCAACTGCTTGACTACCCATAGCAATGTCGTGCTGAACTTTACCATCCACTTCATACTGTACTAAGTACGCAGTGTATGGTAATTTTCTATCTT